TCAAAGTCCATTGTCAGCCCTCCTTATTAGGTGTATCTTCGGTTCGCCATTAATGCACCTTTCCACATATTTCCGGTGCATGATACTTTGTTCGTGCATTTCCTTAGCAGAACGCTCGATTGAACTAATAAGAGTGCCTATATCGGGGGGCAATAAGGCAATCATTTTTTTTACCTCGGACACTTCTGCTGTTATCCGATTACACTTCGTCTCTAATGTACGTAATTCTGACAATAATCCATTGTATAAATGCCTATTTATACAATGGATGCTGTTTTTTTTATTCATAAAAAAGTCGTTTGTGATTCTAAAGGAGATGTACAAACGACTGTATGAAATAATTCGCTTTAATTAAAAATTAATCGAATTACAGCATATATGTAATACCAATATTATCATGTGCTTCTTTTTCTGATCGATATTTCAACATCAGCTTGATGAACGATATTCGCATAGACAGCAGCATTAATTACACGGGAATCAATACTCATTTTAAAGAATGTCATTAGAAAAGCAATCTCTGCATCAAAAGAAGAACGAATTTGTTCAGGAGTAGCCTTACTTCCTTTATGTTCCTCACTGCGTCTCTCCTCATTCCGTTTTTGCTCAAAAATTGCAGAATGAAGTAAATAATCAAGCTTCGATATAACTTGCTCATCACTCATATTTCGGGTATCTACATTTAGTTGACCCAATACCTGACGAACATCATCATAAAAGCCAAGAGAAACAAGAGCCTGACAAATACGAAGACTCAATAGTTTGGCACGTTCTTTCAGCATATCCTCTTTGTCCATTACCATAGCCTTCATATTTGAAGGATTAACAATACTTCTGTATTCAATGAGCAATTTAGATGCTATCTCTTTAAGCGTGCTCTCTGACACAAATTCGCGACCCGAAAGCAAACAAGCATAGTTTCCGCATGAAAGCTCAATGAAATCATTCAATGTTATCTGATTTAATCTTTCAATCATGACTATTTCAGTTTAGATAACTTATACAGTTCAAATTCACGGTTAGAAGCATCCTGACGCTGCATTTTAAGACTCTTCATCAAAAGAAAATTTGTTCTATCAACCCTTTTTTCTAATCGGGAATAATCATTGAAAACAATGGTGTCACCGGAAGAAGATGCAAAATATGTCGGTGAAAATGTAGGAAAGTCCCAATCCGGCATATCAAAATTAGAGATATCTACCTTATCAACATCAGGAAAGACTTGTGCACCTTTAGGAATATCAACTAAAGTTGGAGCATCAGGAGTAATCCATGCTTTTCCGGAATACATGATAACTTCATGTTTACCGGCATCACCAACTAAAGCGGTACCGCCGGGATGCCTATCATTACCTTTAGTACCGTCTGCATAGGAAGGAATAGGAGTTGCAAGAATTGTTGCTACTTGCATAGCCCCCATTGCCCCGATAACAGCAGCCATAACAGCACCGGCAATCGGACCTAACTGGAAAGCCTCCATAATACCACGAGCCGTCGCAATTCCCGTTTCTGCTACTTGTACCCCTTTGTTCCAAACAGCTTGCTTATGCGCAATCTCTTGCTTTTGCCTTTCCAGCTCTTTATTCTTGGCTTCAGTCTGATCCTTTGCTGCACGTTTACGTGCTTCTGCTTCCTCTTCAGATATGGCCCCCGATTCTGCTAAGTTCTCTATTCGTTCAATATCCTCATCATACTTTTCCTCATTGGCTTCCCGTTCTTCCTCTATTTTCTGAATCTGTCCATCATAAATAGAAGAGACTAAGTTTCCAATGGTCCCCACAGCTTGAGATGCAGTTTGAAGCCACTTTTTCAAGTTTTTCTGACGCTCTTTCTGAGCTTTCTCATCCGCTTTAGTAACCTTATTGATAGCCTCAATCTCCGCTTCTGCTTCTTTTTGGGCAAGGTCTGCTTTCAATTTAGCAAGTTTCTCCTCTAGTTTCTCCCTTTTATCCGTACTCAAATTGGCAGTAGCAAGTTCGGACTCCAAAGCATCAATAGCTGCTTCAGCAGTTTTACGTGCATAGTTTAATTTTAGCTGATATTCAAGTTCTGCATACTCCTGCTGGGTTATTTCCTTAGAAGCTAACTGTTTTTTAAGAGCAAGCGTATCCATAACATATGCAGCATCCCGGATTTCCTGCTCATGCGCTGCATTCTCTGCTATTAATTGCACCTGATCGGATGCATGTCTTTCGTAAAGTTCTTGTTTTTTTTTTGCATATTTGTCGTCAATGAGAAAAACATCTTCACCTGTTTTCTCTGCTGCATCAATTTCTGCTTCACGTTGCAATTCCAACTGGTGCAATTTCAAATCAAGTTCTTCCTGGGACCCCTTTTTTACAACAGCAAGAGCGTTCTCAACATCCTTCTTCTCACGATCAGAATTATACTTAATAGTAAACTCATCTAGCCTTTCCTGCATTTCCTTAGCTAAATTCTGACGTGTAGCAATTTCCTCTTTGCTATTACCCTTGACGGCAGCAATCTTCTTCGAGTAAGCAACACCAATTTTAGCAAGTTCTTTCTCCAGTCCCTCATCCATAAGAGCTAGTTCTGACTCCTGATAAATTTCATGAATTTTCAGCTTCTCTTTGAGAGCTTTTTCCTGTTCACGTTTTTCTTTATCAGTAAGGACTGTTATACCTGAACCATTTTTGTCGTTACCCTTTGGACGGAACTTTTCTGCAATCACATCAAGTCCACGATTAAACTCATCGCTAGATGCTATTTTAAATAAGTTTTTAGAAAATTCCAACTGAGCCTTATCCGCTTTTTCTGCTTCCGATGTGTAATAGCCAAACATTTTAGCAGCACCATTCTTTATCCAAGACATATCTTCAAACTCTGATGTTGCATATTGAGCACGAGTTTTCATCCGTTTTAAAGCTTCTCTCTCTTGGGCCGTTACTTCAATACGTTTATTTTTCATTTGAATAACAGCTTTTGTGTATGCTTGTTCCTCTGTATCACCAGCATCAATAAGCCTCTTATATTCTGCCTGAAAATCTTTTTCTACTTCCAATAACTTTTTGTTCGCATCTTTTTTTGCAAGTGTTCTAAAATTATAATCTATCTTTTCTATTTTTTCTTCAGGAGATTTCAAATCATTGGCGATACCTCTTATTTTATCAGCCATCCAATTAAGAAACTCCTTAGCAGGTCCCGTTGACTCGGAGAAAGAAAGCATAAACGCTTCCCATGCTGAAGATAAGTTAGCAAGAGCTCCATGAACATTATCTCCCATCGTGTGAGCCATATCGCCCAATTCACGTTCTACACCAGTAATCTGTTCTCTAAGTGGTAATATTTTATCAACAGCGGTGAGAAAGGCATTAAAAGCGGCAACACTACGCTTATCAGTTAATTCAAGAGTAGTATTCAAGTCTACCCCTTTTTCTTTTAGCGATTTCAATCCTTCAACTAACTCAGGCAATGTTTTAACGGGCTTACCTAACGCCTTTGCCAGCTTTCCATTACTATCAGCTAAATTTAGAAAAACATTACGGGTAGCAGTAGCAGCCATTGAAGCATCAAAGCCGGCATCCGATAATTTACCCAACAAAGCCAAAGTATCTTCAATACTGAAATTAAAGGCTTTTGCAACCGGTCCAACAATTGGTAATGCAGTAGCGAGATATGAAAACGACAATGCGCTTTTGGTTGTTGCGACAGCCATCGCAGACACATATCTTTCAGTTTCTCTTGTATCAGCATTAAACATACGAAGAGAAGCACCTGCCAATGAAGCCGCATCTGCTAATTCTGCCCCGGTAGCTTGTGCAAATTTTAGAATGTGCTCTGTTGCATCTAATATTTCTTTTCGAGTAAAACCTAGTTTAGCAAGTTCTATTTGCAAATCCGTAGCTTCGGATGCAGTGTATTTCGTTGTAGCACCCAAACGTTGAGCATCCGCAGTTAACTCCTTCACTTTATCAGAAGTGGTTCCTAATATTGCAGCAAGCCTACTATTAGCTAATTCAAATTTAACAATATCACCTACTCCTTCACGCAGTTTTGTAAATAAAGCAACAACTCCACTAACAACAGCTTGTGCACCAATATATCCAGCAGCCCACCCTTTCAATCCTGCACCAACTTTGTTTAGCCCAGGAGCCATCTCCGTTTTAAGCATCATTCCAGCATTCCGGGCAATAATTCCCATGTTCTGCATGGACTTATTACCGTTCTGTATTTCAATCCATGCCGCCTTTACTTCTTCCCGATATGCACCAATGGTCATTTTCTGTTGACTATATCGATCGGAATTTCGCTTTATGTAATCAGTGTTGATTCCAATAGTAGAATTAAGACGGGCAAGTGTACGAATATAGTTTTCATCCGTATCTTTCAAAACATCAACAGCCTTTTGTAGCTGCTTATTCATTTCCTTTGCTTGTGAACGGCTATGTACTTCCTGATTAGTCAAGGTAATAGCAGTTCTGATAAGTTTTAAACGTTCTTCTTCAGATAAAACAGCTTTCTTACGAGTAGTATTACCGGCATTCTGCGCTTTTGTCAAGTTAGCTTCCGCTTTAACAGCCTTTTCCAAGGACGCAGCATTATCCGAGTTTGCCTTGGTTAGTTTCTTCAATTCAGCAGCAGATAATTTCTCTACATTTAGCTTTTCCTCTATCTTCTTACTGACAGTTTGAGTTATTTCAGACTGTTTTCTAAGAGCCTCGGTTAATTCAGCAGATGCAGAGCCAGCCGTTTTTGCTTGGGTATTATAAAGATTACTCAACTTTTCAAGATCAGCAACGCCTTCTACATTTAGTTTCAAACCTTTTGCTAATTCTTTGGCCGCATTAACATAATCAGCCCTCACACGCTCAATAGTATTATCAAGCTCCACCAATTTCTGCAAATCGTTCTCATCAACGAAATCTTTTAATTTTAAATCTGCCATAATTACAGGTAATGTCTATATTCAACAATCTTTCCTTTTATCTCAACTCCTAGTTTATCAAAAGCATAGGTACCATCTTCTTTCTGATAAACGACATACATGCAGCCATCTAAGACAGCTGCTTTCTTTGCAAGATCACTGATACGTTCCAGTTCACTCTGCATCTTTTTTGTTTCACAACCACAAGCCATTTTCTACCGATATCCACATTCTGAAAAGAAACGTTCCATCCAGGGACGGAGATACATAATATTAAAGTACTCTTTAGCTGTATCACCAATGCCTAAAATCTGCTCACCGTATTTCTTCTCAATAGAACTACCGTCCGTAAATCCTTTCGTTGAAAATCGAAGCCCGGAATCAATTCTATCGGCAGTTATGCTATCATAGAAAGTACCAGTAATAAAAAGGTTAGGTACCTCAACCGGACGCGGTGGCAAATAAAGCATCTCACTTCTAAGAGGCGGAGTTATCCTCTCCTTCCATCGTTTATATTGTTCCGCACGGTTCTGCCAGGGACCGGGCTCGTTAAAATAGGTGTCAGTATCATAATCAGGATTCAATAGATGTTCGGTACCGTCCAAGCCGGAATATAATTGTTCCTGAATACAATCAACGAGCACATTCTTATGTTCTTCCATACACCTAATACATTCCTCTTCAAACCCGGATGCAATGGAATGAATAACTCTATGTAATTCATCAAAATCTGCCATACAGTAAAAATATAACGGGCCGGGCTGTAATCACACCCCAGCCCGTCGGTTACTTAGTTATCGCATCGTACACTTCCGAGAGCTTCTTCTTACGATCAGCTTCCTTCAGTTCCTGCCACACGACTTTAATGTGTGCATTAATAAACTCTTCCTTCGTCATGCCCTTCACAGCAACCTCGACGAACGTAACATTATCTACCTTCATGACACCTGCTCGATACCTCTGATTCCTTTTTCATACAATACAGAAGGAGCTTTCAACGAAGGAACCGCCCCGGCTTTAGGAACAATGGTAATGATACCATCCGAATATGTAGCAGAAGTTACGTTATTCATAACTTCAGCAGCACCATCAGCAATAAGACTGCCAAATTCTTCTGTACGGTCATAACCACCAACAACTTCGACAATTTTGTAGGTATTTTCAGTCTCCAACTTTTGAAGCACAACATCAACCAAACCTTTAACGAAATTCTTGGGATTGAAGTCTAACTGAACGTAGTCAAAGTGCAATTGGCTGTCTTCCACATCTTCATGTGAAAAACTAACAGTCATCGCAGACTTAGCACTACTGGTCGGGTACTGTGTCACGGTCGGGTAAACAGTAGACATCGGAATACCGGCAAGGATATCAGTGTCATCATTATAACCGATCAACATATTATCCTGATTCCAAAAGTAAACGTCCCATCCTTTATTGGCACATTTCAGAAGCTGGGCATTCAAAACCTCATCAAATTTCTTCAAAGTGAAGGTGTCTGTTTGAGCGCTAAGCCCGTTGTATTCACTTGCACCGTACCCTACAGGATTAACTTGAGGCTCTCCACCATTCTTGGCATACTCCAGGAATGGCAAAATAGGGTAAATACGCCCGGGACGGTCTGCATGGCACAATTCGAGCAACTTCTCACCTGTTATATCAGCAGGGAGTTTGACACCATGTTCTGTCAAGATAGCACCTTTGACCTTTTTCCAGTCAATGCTACAAGCAGAACTACCAGTGTTCATCCGGGAACCCTTACACGTTCTAATCTTTCTCATTTTCTTCTACAATTAAGATTATTAATTTTTATTTCCATCGAGCGTATATTTATGGCATCAATCGGCTCGCTCACAGCCTCACCGGAATCTGTATAGGCTCCGTATCTGCCATATGAATAGTTTTCTGAATAACTATGTTTCACTTTTTCGTCATAGTCGCAGTCGAACCGAGAATCTTCATATAATACTTCCAATAAACGTTTATAGATTGGCCGAAGGATATTTTTAAAAGATGTGGTTCTGCGCATCTCATTGCTCCACTCTTTACAAGAAGAACATGCTATAATTAACGAAACCTTTGCTTTTGAAAAATAATCCGCATCACCTCTATCCTCACTAATTGGAGTGAATAGTGCAACTAATGGAAACTTCCTTTCAGACTGGGCAGAAGACTTACTGTATTCATCTAAAATATCTTTGATATATTGACTGCTACCGAAGATGTAATTCAACCTTGGTGACTTCATAACTTTAGTTCCCCCTTTCCCATTTGGATAGAGAATTTCAAGCCCTTCTGGAAGTTCCTTTACAATCTCCTCAAACAGTTCTGTTATATCTAAATCTATCATAAATTGAAAGCATTAATTGGGGTCAAAAGATTCTTGGTTATTTTCACATCGAAAGGACAATCATTCGACATAGCCCATTCAACAAACTGTTTATTCTTCTCTACCATGCTATTCCATGTGCTTACTTGTCTCTTCAAAGGAGCTATATATTCATTAGCACATTTCAAACGGACAAGTCCGGTTATTGTAGCCTGGGTGTTTGCGTCACGAAGAATATGATAAAAGACATAGTCAGCGAACGGTTCACACAGCTTCTCGCATAATACTGCATATCCGGACTGGGGGGCTTCCTTCTCTTCTGAAATATCAACTTCATCTGAAGAATCTTCCTTTTCCCGTTCAATAAGCTCCAAATAATCTGTGATAGCTTGGGAAAGAGTCACACCAACAACATTCCGGAGAAATTCGGGCTGAAATGCCTTAATATACCCATTTATCACCTCATTCACAGCAAGAGATTGGGGCGAAGGCATTTCAGCGACCGAAACATTCTCAATATGCCTGGGACCTGACATAAAATATGAAACATCAATCAACATAGCGATAGTTATTTAGAAGTCTTGCCTTTCCCGGTTTTCTTTTCATCTTCTACGGAAACGGCTTTATCATCTGTAACAGTTACCTCCTTGGCATCTTCCTCTTGCAAATCTTTTGAATCGGCAACCGGAAGATTCTTTTCATCAGAAGGCACCTGTACTTCAAGTTCTGCAATGCGAGCTTTCATTGTTTCACGCTCTTCTGTCAGTTCAACAATTGTCTTATCTTTCTCTGCAATGGATGCAGTAAGCCTGCCAATCTCTTCATTTTTTTCTGCAAGCATACATTCCAATGTCTTTCGGGCATCTTCTTCTGTAACAAGACCACATTCGGAAATAGGGATGAGTTGAATCATCCCTCTATTAATCCGAATGCGTTGCTCTTTAAGCACATTGGTTACATCCTTATCGTTACCTCTAAGTATGTAATCCATAATCCTACGCTTTAGTTATTGCAGTCTTCAATGCGGCCAAATCCCCATAAGCGAAAGCCCACGGCATATAAATCGGGAAGATAACTTCTTCTTGTGCCATCAGCACAACCTCATTGCAAAGCTTGGTCTCCACATCTTCAACCCATTCAAGTGTCAAAGTGGTATAATCAACCAAATTTGCGGCTTGGTTAAAGTCACCTAAAAGATACTTACCTGGAAGAATGCCACCATACTCGATAATCGGACGACCGGCAATATATTTCACCCCATCAACCATTTTAACGATACCAAGATTACGTCCTGTCGTATCTTTCTCTGATTCCATACCGTTAACAGTCATTGGATTAAGAATAATGGCATTCGGAAAATACTGGGCATATGTCATTGCGGCGAAAGCTGTTTTCACTACATCTTCAGAGTTGGGTTCCTCAATGTTCTTAAAGCCGGCTTCATGAACACTGAATGTCATTTTATCCGTAGCCGTTTCAGCACCGGAGAACGCGACACCAGGAATAAGGATACGACCATCTTCCATTTTCACAAGAGCGTGTGTTTTGTTCAGTTCAGTGAGAACAGCAGCACCAGCGAACGTGATACTCATTCCATCAAGAATCAAATCCTGTGGTTCTGCAAACTCTACAATCACATCCTTATCACCGTTATATCCGGTAATAGCTTTTACAGCACCGGCGGCACCTGTAACAATGGCTGTACTGATAATCTTCTCTACAGAAGTCACCCCAGTATTATTAATAATACCAAGCAAATTCTCACCATTACCGTCACCAAACAAGATGTTCCAGTCTTCTGCCATCCAAACAGCTTCAGGAAGCATGTTCAAGATGTAGGAACGAATGTACACTCTTGATTTCAACATACGTTTTGAGATACGGATATGAGTACCAAGGCGCTTAGTTCCTGTCTGTATCTCTTTTACCTTGATGCTTGATTCAGGCAAACGCCCATTCTCTGTTACAAAACGGGCATTGCGGTTGAAAGCATATACTTGTGCATAGGCAAGTTGAGGGTATGCAGGATCAGCAGTCAACGTCGTTAATACATCACGCATATGCAACTTTTTGTTGGCAACCTGAGTCACAACACGTTTCTGTTGTTGAGTAATCAACAAATCACCGGTGTAATTGTCAGTCATGGAAACGACATCTTTCAAGGAGAAGCCGTCAAATTCTCCTGATTTGCGTGTTTTTCCTTCTGCGAAATCTCTGAATTTTTCAGAATCAAGCATCTCGTTCAACTTCTCATCGAACTTGTTGATAGTATCCATAGAAAGACCTTTCTGCTTCATTTTCTCGATACTTTCACCTAGAGTTTTAACTTGTTCTACAAGTTGCTCGTTGTCCTTTACCAATTGCTGGAACTTTTCTCCATCATAGGCTTTCAATAGATTATTGATGTCACCAAACTGTTTCGTTACCTCCTCCGGTGAGGCAAATCCTTCAAGTGACTTGTTAACTACTTCACACATCATGCCGACAATGTTTTCCATGAAAGTTTTCTGTTCTGCCGGCAGACCGTCTGTTTTCAGATTAAAATCTGATACTGTAAATTTTTTAGGCATAAAATTTAAATTTTAAGTTATTTATTCTCGAAACAGCTATTCAAACTCTTGAAATCGAGTAAAGTGCCATTATCAGCGGCTTTAATCGTTACTTCATCGTTCCCATTTTCCCCGTCATTCTTTTCTTGAGTGTCAACAGACGGCTCATTTTTTCCGGTGGTATTTTCAGAAGTGTTTTGCAGAATAGCATTCGAACGATATACTTTTCCCCAACAGTGGGGACATCTTACATAATTCATAAGGTCTTGTAGACCCTTTTGAGAAAATTCTTTCTTTTCTGATTTGACAGAATCAATAAGAGAAATTACTTGGGTTCTAATCTCCGGAGTGAGCTTCTCTATTTCTTCCCTTACAATGTCCTGTGTTATCCATCTCTGATAATCAGCAGCATAATCTAATACCTGTTGGGCAAAGGTATGCTCTGTTTCTGCATCATAATCAAATTGATGACCACAATGAGGACATGAGACAACGGCACCACCGTTGAGGCTCTTCAGTAATAAACTTAATTCCATATCGTATCCTTTTAAACGTTCATCACTATATCCATGCTGCAAGAACGCTTTCCGAATGAAATCAACAGCCTCCTTTACCTGGTCGGCAGTAGCAGACTTAATATTCACAAGGAAAGTCTGGGGATTACTCCCCCAACTTGTCAATGTTGAATATTCCATCATACGCCATTCAAGCACTTTACAGGGATCAACAGAATCTCTTTTAATGGCCTTGACCCCAATAGAATGTTCAAGTGTTCTGCCATTCTCTGCAAACAGTTTATAATCAGCTAACGTATCACGGCCAATCTGTTTTTCAAGATTTAACTGACCGACCATAACCAAATTACCTTCTGTTTCCTTACCACTCAACGGAACACCTAACAACTGGTCTGTACGATGATTCAGGAACCAACGCATCCGACCAATATTTTCTTTCAATGTCTTATTGAATGAGCCGGGCATAGATATGTCATTTTGTGAGTCCTTCACACCGATACCATTCACCGCAACGGTAACGATACCCTTCTCATCAACATCATTTGCCTTTGTCTTGTACTGAAGGCTTTTGATTTTCTCTTCCATCTTTTTCATCTCCACTTTTAGTGTTAAAAACTCGATTTACTTTATCCAGTTCCTCATCTGACATATCAAATTTCAATTTGTCAAACAAGGGATTTTCTATCATACTTTCACCTATTTGGGCACGCCAGTCATTGAGCGTTATAAGCCCACATGAGAATTGTTCACGACAACGTTTATTTATATTTGTCTTTACGTCCTCGGATTCTTTCAATCCTTCCTGCAAACAATCAACATCAGAGAAATCACAATCCAAATAATATCCCCCTCCTTCAAGACCAAGGAAAGCTGTAAAATCCTTGCAGAATTGTTTGGCCATAGGAATAACAGTTGAACAATATACGCTCTTTTCAGCAGTAGCCTGATTGCTAAATGTGGACTGGTCTTTTCGCGGAACAAGAACGGCAGGGATGCCGTATGCCCCTGCAATATTTATTGCATCAGCCAAAGTCTCTTCAAACGGCTGTAACTCTGCAATAGAAAGATTAGTACGAACAAAGTCAATATCTGCATCTGAAATACCATAAGGTACCTGGCCCTTCCTTACACCATACTTCTCAAAATTTTGCTTCAAAAGCTGTTCCTTTTCATCGTCAGTCAACGCTATTGAACCGGTAGCATCAGTTTTCTTACTTACAATAAAGCCCAATCCACCCCGCTTTACATAAATCACATTTCTAGCTTCATATACAGCTATTAGATTTGACATTGGCTTATTTTGGGAAGCAAGACGACTTTTGGACTTCAAGAACATAGCCCCTGAATAGAACTCTGCACTTCCGTCTCTATCATGCCATATTTGGTATGGAGGAATTTCCAAACTACCATTCCAACCATACTCCAAACGATAGCTACGAATAATATCTTCTGTTTGGGCAATACCAAACAATGGCATATTCCCGTAAACAGGTTCTACAATAGTCTTATCAGAAGGTAGCACCCAATAATTATCGCAATATCTCCATTTTTCAGCTGTAGAAAAGACATCAGGCATAGCGGCACGAATAAAGCTATTCCCTGTACACAATTTATAAATATGGTGCTGATAAATCAATTCTTTCCAACGCATCAAACAATTAGGACGACTAAGTATGCCATTCATTCGTTTATTCGCCCATACTATACTGTCATCCTTAGTTTTCTTCAATTGAAAATTAGCACCTGCAATTCGCGATGCAATATAATCGATCGGGAAAAAGACTTCAGGTATCGTACTGAATAGCGTTAGATAGTTACTGCCCGCTACAATAGGACTAGTAAGGTCCTCAATGTATGCAACTGACCATTTTTCAGCCTTGCCACTTTGAGTATCTATATCCTTATTTTCAGATGAAGTAACTATTTCAACTTCACCTTTAGTCTTAGATTTCTTTCCAAATAGATTATCAAAAAAAATATTCATTGGGTTCCTTTTTGAGCAAAACTAAGTAAAAAGGAAAACCGTTTTCCAAAACACTAAAATCTTGAAATTACGAAAACATAATACCAACAATATAACATCCTTATTTTCAATCACATGTAACGTAATTCAATTCAAACCTAATTTTACAACGAACTGTACTAGCCCACTCAAAACAGCACTGGCCTCTTTTGTTTCACTATCTTTATTATAGTCCATCAGGTTATTCATGAAGGCAACATATTCCGTATCAGATTCTACTTTTGATGCAGAAAAAAGAATACTATTTTTCACATAATCAGATGTTGCAGCAATACGCTTATCTACATCCGGAAACTCTTTCATTACACGAATCTCCTTGTTTGTACTAGAACGGAGTTCCCGAATAAAAGGGAAATAAGCATCCGTACATTCAATTACACATGAATCAGATTCATGGGACAAAATAGAAGAACGTATATCTTCTGTTGAAGTAGTATCCATAAATACGACATCAACAACATGCCATTTATTTCCACATCTAAACGCTTGTATAAGAACAAATTTCCCATTAACATTCGGCATCACATATAGAATCTTCTTAGTGTATTTACATTCGGTATCTGGATTGAAGAAATTAATAGTGCCATTACAAGCATACAAGTTTCTTTTTCGCCGGTTACTAAACTCTATATACTGCTCACTACACAAATCCACAACGACATATCGGAACGTATCAGACAGGTGCCCGTGCTCCTCATAAGTCTGCAAGGTAGTTTTATTCTTGACCTTAGTTTTAAGAATGGCACCGTTAGCATCTTTCTGTACGCTCATGTAGTCCTCAATAGATACCGAACATGATTCGTCAATGTATATCTCTATACCGGGAACAGTACAATCAAAGATAGCATTGATAAACTCACCGGTCATGGCAACACTCGGATTCTTGTTGCCTACCTTATCTTCAATCTCGAATCCTTCTTTCTGCAATGTATCTATGAATAAGTCCATCCAGGAACGCTTCTCATCGTCAATGCTGTTTGCCGCTTTCGTTGATGCATCACCATGTACATATAACCTATCAGAATATTGGATAGATTTCAGATACTTTGCAACAAGTTTGGAAGCTTTCTTTACTGTATTGTTGGGGCTTTCAGCACACGTTTCATGGAATTGCCAAACCTTGGTACCAGTTGTGAAATCGACCTGCCAATATGATACGCTGATATACGGAAGCACGTTGTTATCGACAGAGATATGAATAGGTAAGTCCGGAACATACTTATGCTCACCGGAATGTTTGCCACGATTGAAGGAACCGAAGAACTCACTACCGGTACGAATGACACCCCATTCTCCCAATGCGTACACATTGTAATAGTCCGGATCGTGAACTCTATCATACTCAAAGTCGGCAACACATTGCTCATCATAGAAACCATACGTACCGTCAGGACTACCGACCACCCAAAAATTATTCAAATAGGTAGATTGGATAATAACTGTATTAGGTGCCTGTTCCTCGATTTGCTTAGTACGAAGATTAAGTATTTGCCTGGGTGCATTCTTCTTTACGGATTTGACCTTGGTAAGTTCTTTCGGCAACTCTTTGCCGGCAATGGTAACCGTCATCGGTACATCATGCCATTTGTCTTTATCAATGAACTCTTTCTTTATCCAGTGGCTTTCACTGATCGGATTAAAGGTACAAATAATTTGCTGCCCTTTCTTACCACGCAAACGCTTACGTAGCTGCTTGAAATCCGGATGCTCGAACTCTGACCATTCCTCTAACTGAACACGCTTATAATTGGAGATACCTTTTATCTTTTCCGGATCGTCAAGACCGGAAAAATCTATCTTCGCACCATTAACCAGACACTTAATAGTATTCTGTTGGAACTTGAACAAATGGGATATGCCAAGACCGGCCGCAGCGACTTTATAATCTTCATAAATGGTTTTGAGAATAGAAGCTCCTACTTTACGCATGACAAGAGTGTTCTCACCATCCTGTAATGTCTGTATCAGTATTGTTTGTGCCACACTATACGACTTACCGGAAGATGAACCTCCATAGAGAATGATAAAACGGATAGTCTCATCATTCAAGTACTTCAATAGATAGAATCCGTTAGGATTTAGCTTCTTATAATTTATAACCATATTGTTCTAAAAGTAAGGTTTCTCCGTAGGGTGAATACTGGATTTTGCAGTTCAAATTGTTCTATTCTTCCGAATCCTCATTATCTTCAAATCCGATACGAAGTTCACCGACTTTATTTCCGTCTCCACCTTTGATGTTGACATTCTTATCGGCTTCCCATCCATTCCAAGCACCAAGAATCCGGGCGGCTTCTGTCTTGCCGTTGAACTCATAATTAACCACTCCTCTATTATTCTGAATCTTCTTCAACGCATTACGGGCACGCTTTGGAAGTTGGGACGGACTTCTCATCTTTGTTTTCCCGGTAACAGGGTCTACATAATGTAAATCATCGGGATCAGCGAGTACAATATCCATTAATACCTTCTCGACCGTTTTCCTCTCTACTTCAGTCTCTTTCGCCCTCTGTTGCTTAATCTCACTTATCCTTGCACTAACCTTGCTATTGGCTAACAATCTGCTAGCAGCACTCCAAATCGTTTCAGGTTTCATCTTTGACGCATCATAAGACATCCTATATGCTTCACTAGCATTACCTTCTGTATCAACGTAGTATTTACAGAATTTCTCTTGCTTGAATGTTAATGGTTTCTCTTGCTTTCCCATATCATTTGTTATTTATTCCTACGAGAAAAAGAAGCTGCTCTCTATCCTTTAAAAGCTCATAGGTGGCAAGCAGTGTGCTGCCAGTTGTTAATATGTCATCGTACACTATTATCTTCTTTTCCTTTATCGGACGAAGAAGAAAGAATTCCGGATTCAATCTATCTTTAGTTAGGCACTGAATTGCATTCTCATAGAATGGTATTTTCACTGCCCCAGCTATTTTCGTGCAGATAGAGGTTGCAAAATGAAAGCCCTCGTAGTGTCTCCGTCGCGGTGTGGTGACTATACACCATCCTTCACATCCCCCTACAATGAAGCGGTGGAGAAACTCACATGCTCTCTCTGCAAAGAATGATGCAAGTTCCTCCGACTGTTTAATTTCTGAAAAGCTGGTACCAGTCTTGGAACGGGTGAACTGGGAGATGTAATAGATATCACCCTTTTTATGAAGTGATACCTTTTCTTTCAGATCACATAACCGTTCCTGATGAGACCAGCTCTTACATTTCACCGCTTCCGGCTTATCCCAGTCGTCAATACGACATATCTTTCCCTTTCCTTTCATCAAAAATCTTCTTTACTCCGTCCTCGACAGATGTGTAAGACAAAGGTACTAAATAGATATCCCGGTTCACCGACTGCTCCAAATTGTCAAAATCCCGTTTTTTATTAATTAGCTCAATTTCAAGCGGTTTGTAGTATTTTACTAAAGAAGCAAAATACATAGTAGTCACAGGTTGGACGTTACAAATATTGATAAGCTGCCGGTTACAGCCCACCGCATAAATAAGCCCCTCAATGACATCATCTATGTAAGTGAAGCACCGGATATTCTGACCACAGTTGTATAATGACACGTTTTCCTTTTCCATCAGGAACCAGAGAAGAGTTCTTTTTCGCGGATTAGGTCCATATACATTATGCAGCCGACACCCGGTCGCAGCCTTACAATAGATAGATGCATACTGTTCATCGAAATACTTGCTTATTCCATACATGGAAGTGGTATTCTCCGGATTCGCCGTTGACGAACTGGCGTATACTAACTTCACATGATACTGGTTACATGCATTAGCAACTCGCATGAAGGTATCAATATTATCTTTCCTGATTTGTTCCAGGTTTCCATTAAACACGCTGGTTTGTGCCGCCAAATGGAATACACAATCAATCCCCCCACTCTTCAGAAGCTCGCATACTTCCGTAGCTTCAGTACCACACTTTCGATCAAGTCCTATGACTTCAACACCTCTTTTTACTAATTCTCGGCAAAGGGCTTTACCTATAAATCCCTCACTACCGGTTACAATCATTTTTTTCATCATCACAAAAAAATAAGGGTGCATCTTGTTTAAAGACACACCCAAGTTCAACAAAAAGGCTGTTCCAAAATTAATTGAAACAGCCTATATACTTTACATGGCAAATATATTTCAGCCTACTTTTTAATTACTTCATTCGTTTGAACATAAATAAATTGATAATACAAACATACTTAAACCCACTAAAGAAAACATCAATAACAGATTTCCATTACTAGCCTTAACTCTTTCAAGCTCTTCTCTAGTAGCATGCAATCCTGCATATGCTCTGTTTCTTTGTCCTTTTAAAATTTCATTTCTTGTTTGTAATCTATTCATATTTTTTTTAATTAATAAATACATGAAAGCATTCAAAAGAACACATTCCCTGTCATTTTCCCGGGATGACACTGCAAAGATAATGTAAATCATCTATCAACAAAATTATTTCTAGGAAAATTTATCTCAAATTTTCGAAATATGAAAAACTCTCTATAAATCACCTAACTATATTCCATTCACTTTCCATAATCACGTGTTCACACTTATTGCACCTATGCAAATAAGTTGGAAAAGGGGCTGTTGTATAATCTTCAACTGCTATCTCTATGTTACCACATTCTGGACACTCAATACTTACGTCTTTGATACCGGGATAGTCCCAGAAAGATAGTTTCCCTTTTACATTTTCGATAGGTTCTTCATAAATAATAGGATTAGCTAACACCCAGTTATAAACTTTTTTTCGGCCCAGATAGAAGAATGATTCTGTACACAATCCACTATCTCAACGCTACCGATAATGGAGCCTGTACAAAAACTAAAATCTTTCCACTCTTTGTTTTCTGGTAATGCCAATAACTGCTCATTGGTAAGTATTGAATCATAGAAATTATCGTAATTCAAAGGTTTACCGCTTGAATGAATCAGTATCCTCTGTCCTAAGTATTTCTTAGGACACGGCCAAGCTCGATTTTCGATGTCTTTAATACCGTGGATTATCAAAGAGGCCCACGGCTGTTTTATTGTTATTGCTTTCATTGTTCCAAACTTTTTTTGTTGCTACTTGTTTAATTAAAAAATAGATTATATGAAAACTAAATTACTACTTACGTTATTCTGCATATCATTATGCCTTAACATTACTTCATGTATGTCGGTGAGGGTTCACCCACATAAGGATAAAACAATTCCTCCAGGACAAATAAAGAAAGTAACAGGCAGTAAGTCTGCGAGATATTATACTCCGGGGCACAATAAGTAGAGTCGTTATTTTATTTGATTTGAATCACTTTTTTATTACAACTGCCATGGTGCTAACAGTCGTTCCACTTTCCTTGAATTCACCTGCTCCGATTTCAAAAACTTCTCCATGAACCTCTTCCAACCATTCCCGGAACTCAACACATTTCTTTTCAGATGCGAATTTCCAATGCTGGCTGGTAATAGCAGCAAGAGTTCCACCTTCTTCCAAGCGTTCATACATAAGTCTTACATGGTCAATATCCTGATTACCGGAAAATGGAGGATTAGCAATAATCTTAGTGTAATGCCCTACACTGTCTTTCGTAAAATCTTCATCAAGCAATATTACGTTATCAAGTGTATGAAGGAACTCCCTGTTTTCCGGCATCAGTTCATAGCATTCAACTGTTACTGACGGGCACGACCGATGAATCGCTTTTATCAGAGCACCGCATCCGGCACTTGGTTCAAGTACGGTATCTGTTTCGTGAATTCCACCGGCAAGCATTACCAACCAGTCTGCAATATCAGCAGGTGTTTCAAAGAACTGAAAGTCTTTTTGCAAATCGCACCGCTTACCTTCTTTCAAGATGGAGAACACACGTTCCGGATTAAAAGGAAATGTGAATCCCTGTATCTTACCTCCCTGCCATGAGCCGCCAGCTTCTTCTATCCATTTCTTTGCTTCAGCATAGGATTTCTTATTGAATTGTACTTTCGGAAGTTTGAGAACACTATCCTCAAGAGTACAATGCTTCAGTATTTCTTCCACATTCCATTTTTTACCTTCGTCAGCCTGTTTCTTCCTTTCATCAACCGGAACGTCCGGCGCTAACAGTGAGGATATTTTCGTAATGACCATATTACTCGCATCCATGAAAGTATTAACACAGGAAAGCGCTTCCATAAGAAATTCAGTATCAACATATCCGGCAGCGTCATAAACATCTATGCCTTCAGTCATATCCGACAATTCATTGAGCTGGGCTACACTACCACGTAACGTTTTTATTAAAGTCTCTTTGTTGTTCATCATAACTCTTTTGTAAATAAATTCTTGTTGTATCTACACTACCATGACCAAGAAGATCTGCTAATTGGATTACATCTTTGGTTTTCTTCAGGAACATTTTAGCAAAGAAGTGTCGGAAGGCATGCGGGTGCATTTTTTTAGAATCAATGCCACAATGGCTCCCCCACACCTTCATAGACTGTGCTAGCCCACGTTGAGTAATTGGACCATATCTACCTACCGCAAACAACCCAGTCTTATTATTCTCCGCCACATAAATCTTCACCTCTCGTTGTAACTGTTTTTGAAAGAAAAAACGCCTGTACTTATTTCCTTTACCTTTCAAAGTCACTTCACCGGCGACTATATCCTCCCAGGTAAATTGCAAAAATTCAGAAAGGCGTGCACCAGTAGTACCTAAAACCTTAATAAAAAAGTAATAGTCTTTATTTGATTTGGTTTTAAGATATTCCAGTAATCTGTTATACTCATCTTCTGTAGGGACATTAGAGACATCTAATTTCCGTTTCATTTTAGGTCTCTTTAATTCGATAGGTTTCTTTATCCATTTTGAGAACTTCTCTAATGCAGTAATTCGTAGACGAATTGTTTGAGGTGAAAAAGAGTTCTCTTCAAGCATTTTTACGAACCTCTTACAATTATCCATGTTTACTTCATTTGCGTACTCAAAATACTTCTTTAGAGAAGTATAATAGATGTCAACTGTATGAGGAGAATAATCATTACTATCTGTCAGATGAACTATAAACTCACTGATTAAGGCCTTATTTTTTTCAGAAATGGCACTTAACTTTTCTAACGGTTTTACAACTTTCTCTTTACGTTTATAGCCAATACCTAAAAATGATAACAAATCAAGTATAGCATTACACATAAGTGGATGGCGAACCATTATTTCCACATTTTTCTGCTTGTATGCAAGATATCCGCGACGGTTTATACAGATAGCATCTTCAAGGAAATCATTAACATACTTGATATATTTCCCTATAAAATCGTAGCTTTTACCTGTTGTATACAAGTATGATATATAATCTACTAATATCTGTTTTCGTTTATCATCCATTTTTTTTGATTTGAGAGTTAATACTTTTTCCCATGCATTTTTTCACGGAGTTCATTATATTTCATTTTCTGTTCGATGTGCCAAAGCAGGTTTATTTCTAAGTGCTTGGCAAGCCCGAAGATTGATAGTATCATATCATTCACGGCTGTAGGAAAATCAAATATTCCGTCATACCTAACAGGAAGTGTAGAGATGGAATAGATTGATTCGGTGAAAGTTTCGTCTTTACAGGCTTCTGCCATATCTTCAATACAGTCCTCAATATCTCCGTTGGCAAGTTCAAGGCTTATTCCTCGAAGCCCTGCCAGGTCAAGCAAGCGGATTACAGCATCGGCTAACTCTTCTTCGATTGAACCTTTAATGGTTTCGTTATATGCGACTTCGTAACCGCGCTCTTTGGGAATGTCAGGGTCTAACCCTTGACAAATACGACTGGTTGAGATTTTCTTCTCGAACCAATCAACATTAGCACGCTTTCCCCTTCTATCTGCTTCCACAGCTTCCATAAGTTCAGATATTACAAGACAAAGAAAATGTTCATTACTCAATTCCTGATCGTGAAACCCGTGCCCGCAGGCAGTTCTATATGCTTTGTCTCTTAATTCATTTAAATTCATTTTACTCATCCTTGTAATACTTAAATATATCTATCCAATTCCTTTTCTAATAATTCTCCATCTACTTCAGGAAACAGTCTCAGAACTAAATCCAAAGATTTGCAATAATTGTTACTGTATTCTTCAGTATCCATTAATCGAAGTACCATAGAACAAAAGATACTTTTTGTGTCTTTTAATTCGCCTTTCATCAGCAATTTTGATAGTTCGATAATTTGACTAGTAGGATTATGAAAACTTCCGTTTATATATTGAAAAATTAGTCTTCCTTCAAATTGACATATTTCACAATCTAGTTCACAATCAATGTACTCTATTTTACCATCTATGAATTCACAATAAACACATTCACTATTAGAAGCAAATAAAATCGCAAAATCATAGATATCATCACTATTACCTACAATTATTGAAGTAGATTCAAGAGTTTCCGAAACACCATTATTCCACTTTGCATCTTCAATAAGTTCCCTCACATACTCTTGTACTCTAGTGATGTTCTGCTCTATTAAATCTTTTTTACTCATAATTTCAATTCAATTAAGTTCGATTATTTTTTTGCAATATTCTCCCAAAAGACAACACCTTCAGGAGTATCACAGAAAGGGAATGAGATAGCTAGAAACCGATGAAAGCAGCAATCAACATCTAACAAATTGTTCACCCGCTCTTCATTTGTCATTGAGAAGTCAGGACACTCAATATTAAATACCTCATTTGCTCCTTCTGTATTATATTTCCATTGATTGAAAACACCTAGTCTTTCTAATTTTTCTATTTTCTCATTCCTCTTCATATTGATTGACTTTTAATGCTTTACATCTATAAAAGTAATCGTTATTGACAATTTTAGCAAACAGAAACTTCGCCATTTTAACGCCATTTTACCCAGTCTTTTTCTTCAACAATTCAATAACTATTCTCTCACCCTCTTTTAATCCATCAAGATAGCCTTTTGCATGTTCACCGGCGTTATATACAATAAATGAAAGAATTAACAGAAACAGTCCAAGCGAACGATGCCAGTATGGAAGTTGAACTGTAAACGGCTTGATTGTTATAGATAAATGTCCTACATATAGCAGGAACACAGACAAAAGCACACATGAAATAATTGTTGTTTTCATATTACGTAAATAAACTAAGTTGGGTTGTAAATTCGGGTTTATAAATTCTAAACTTACGGTTAAAGAAAGTCTCAAAGGCTGTTACAATTTCAGAGATGGTATTATCAGCAATGCCTAACAACTTATCATCGGCAACTATAAGCGACAAAGCCTTGTCAAGAGTCATCCTCTTCTCAATAAACAGGGAATATACCAAATATCTACGAGTGTATTCTCCTGCCTTGAGTGATTCTACTTCTTCAGGTGTGGCCTTTCTCTTGTATAGCACTTTGTACCAGTGCGTTTCAGCAGTACGAGCACGCTTTTGTCTCGGTAACAAGTCATAGAACACAGCTATTTCATTTTTCTTAATAGACTTGTGTTTTTTACGAACTCCATACATTACGTAGGGAATATTCCAATCCGGATGGGTTCTTCGATATTCAAGCTCTTTCTCCCGGTCAATAAGGTCTTGCTCAAAGTCTTGCTTCATTAACCATTCTTCGAACCAGGCAGCAAGTGCTTCTTCCCGATCATAATAATCTTTTCCATTTACACATATGGGAATCATAATAACTCTTTTTGTTGCATTTCACATTTAAATCTTTCCTCTAAATCAAAAATGGTTTCTCCACTATTACGCCGATAGGGCCTATCTGTATTTAACTGAAGTTCTTTCAACTTTCTCCAATACCATGGAAGGTACAAATACATATTCTTCAACTCCTTCAAGTTCTTATTTCCACAACACCAGCAACTCACACGATCAAGCAGTTCATATAGCCTTACTCCATCCTCATGCCAAACAAAGCCTTTTGTGTAACAGTACTGGAGTGCATCTGCTTCTGTAACACCCCAGTCACGAAGTGGTAAAACCCGATTAGGCCGATTTTCCTTTTCAAAGCGATGGGTCTCATCGGCAGCAATACCGACATAATCAATTCCGTCTTTTGTGTGAGCTTTCAATGCACGAAGTTTTTCACTCGTTCCCCACCGACATGTTCCCCCACACCAACTATATCCTTTTTTATGGATAATATTGGTCCCTCTTTTCTTAACCGGCCTTTCAAACATTGTCCAAAGAAAAGGTTGCTCCGGATGCAGTTCCGTATATTTAATGCCAAGTTTTTTAAGAATTGGAAGAACAGCATCACGAGTGTTATAGATTGCCTGAAATTCCATACCAGTATCATAGAAAACGACTTCATCCAACTGATATCCTTTATCTATTAGCATGAAAAGCATTGCCAAGGAATCCTTCCCAAAACTGACTGAAGCATAATATTTCATACAAAAAATTTAATAGACAAGTTCCTTTTTCTTCTTTGCCCTCTCATTATTAATCTGTGACATACACATACGACACCAGGAAGTCAACAAATGATATTCCTTACCATTTCTCACCACTATACGATTGTAGAACCGGTTCAAATAGAAGTAATTTCCACAATGGGTACATCTTTTCATTTCACGTCCTGAATCATCTATAATCCGATTACGTGGCTTACGACGAATAAGAGTACAACTTTTACACTTCTCATCAGTTTCGCGGTGCCGCCGACAATGTGATAAGGATTTTGCTCCACATTTAGCAAACACCTTACAATCTCTACGAGGTATTGATTGACACACATTCATGGCTTCCTAGCATTCAAGAATTTATTTACTACACGAGAAAGTACATCCTCATTCTCCGGCATCAGCCATTCTTTTGCAACGTTCCAAGCAATACTCATAGCAGGATTGAAGTTATCCTTCCTGACAGTGTGATGAGACAAACGTCCTTCAGTGGGCTTCAAACCTTTATCATGTAAGATACACAGTCCATTCTCGAAAAAAGCACAATACTCCTTACTAGCAACGGGCTGAATCATCGGAATAGCAATATTAATAACCCCTAAGAATATACCAGCAGCCCAGTTCGTCAGCGCTAACCTGTCGGCATAACCTGCATCAATAATTCGTTCAATATCATCAGGAGTACCTAAACATGGCGTATGACATTGTTGTTTACAAACACTGCATGAGCATTGTACAGGTACACGACCTGAAGCCCTCATTACCCTTTGTAATGAGGTTTCTTTTGATAATTCTCTCATAGTAAATTATTTGAGATACTACAGATTAGTAAACATCGCCCCACAGCTTTACTGCAAGGTCATAATTTTTTTTAGCCTCTTTTACTGCTTTATTGGCATAAGCCATAGCGTATGTATGCTCGCGTCGGTACTTACCGGACTTCAATCCTTCGTGATATTCTTTTGCTTGTTCCAACTTATGTTCGTAGAAATCTATACTTTCCGGCATGGACAAGTTTATCGTATTAGCCCTTTTTTCCCAATACTTCGCAACTCTTTCATGTTCGGCAGCCTTATCGCTAAACTCAACGCTTTTCCCCATGTTATTCCAGGCATCATCTATCATTTTGCGATGTCCTCGTTCGCTATGGTGTCCAACTTTGATAGGCTCACCCAAAGAAAGGAAATCGCGATGTTTATTTGATTTCTGAAAATACTCATTACTTTTTTGTACTGCCGATGACGCCCATTCATGCCTGCGTTCCGCTCTTTGCTTAGCCCATTCTTGAACATTAAAGCCGTCAGCTCTAACGATGGAGTAATAGTAAAACCCATCTTTCTCGAAGATTAGGTTAAATACTATACTTTCGTTCTCCTTACCATACTTGGTGGTAACCTCAATAGTTTCACCTTTTTCGTGCTTCTCATCACACTTTGCCAAAAATACATTTGGCGCAAATTTGTAATACGTGTTCATTTTTTTTAATTAAATTGGTTTGACTTATATGAAAAAATGAGAAACCACGGCTAAGTAGCTGTGGTTTCATCATTAAATAACTTTGGTTGACTGGGTTGAACCAAATCATCGAATAAACCAGGAATACGAGGTTGTAACGCCTTGTATTCTTCCTGAAAGAATTCTTCTTTGGTTCTCCCATGTTTTTTACCCTTTCGTGTATGTACATCGAAAGTGTAATCTGGAATAGGAATAGGGTAACGCCTGACATCATTTATCCACTTTTCTATATCAATATCCTTTCTATCATAGATGAAGTTTTGCAAATGATCCGCATCACGATTCTTTCTACATTCACAAAGGAGAATAACAGCTTTACTAACAAATATCCTCCCTTTGGGTTCAGTAGCAGCCTTGTTTACCAGCTCATGCCCCTGCCACAATGCTTCTATCTCTTTAGTAATGATTCCATAGCAATCTTCAGCACTAATGGTAAACAGACGCTTCCACACATAGTCGCGGTACCCACTCGCCCAAAGTTCCAATGCAAAAAAGCCGGCTACCCCGGTGTCGGCTCGCCTAATGGCTTTCTGCATTGCAGAACTCACCTCAAAGAAATCATATCCGCAAACTGTTCTTATAATCATAATTCTAATTTAATGGTTTGACTTTTAGTTTATTACATCAGTAAAGTTAGCTAAAAAAGGCGAATATGACAAACAGAATGGACGCCATTTAAACGCCTTTTTTACAGACTATTAGAATTTGAATTTGCATGATATATTATATTGAACGAGCTGCTTTGTTTTGTCTTTCCCATTAGTGGTTGCACTCTTTAGCAAAATACTATCACCAAAATTCTTTTTGATAAAGAGGATAGATTTACGTTCCTCTTCCTGATTCCTTATAGAAGCAAGCCCACCAGCGTTTACAAAAGTGTTCTTTTGCTCAAAATTATACCGTAAATCGGTTAAAACCTTACGTTCTTTGTACTTCATGTAACAAGAAATCCAAAAATCCTCCTTCAAACGTATTTCCTCATTCCACCAAGTGTTTTTGTTATAGATTACTCCATAACTGCAACCGGTTATCATTTTCGAAAGAGAAAGAAAAGCGGATTCATCATACATTACCGGCGATATCCGAGCGGTGAAGCCAAACAGATGTACATCCATCATACTGGCCATCTCAAATAATGACTGAATGATATTAGTTATCTTATCTTTATCCTTTATCCGGCTAGGTTCTCCTTTTTCCACATAAATAGGTTTGCAGGCATGGACATCATCATCAAGCATGAAAAGTTCTCTAAAATGCTTTGCCATCCAATTACGTTTAGGGATGAGGCCGATTACATCGTCCGGATGAGTAACTATTTCACATTCCGGGTTAAACTGCTGGTACAAGTCAGCTTGACTTTCAGCAACGCAAATGATAGGATCGTTCACCAACTTTTTAGCGAACACCCGGTCATGGCGTTTATGACTTGGTATTACTATCTTGCAGGGCATGGCGAACGTCTTTTATATCAATTACATTGGATTTACTTATTTTCCCGGTTTTGTACGACTTCATGTGCTGCATGTCCAGCCTTTCACGAAGCCAGTTGCTATCTACCTCATTACTTGAGGTGATGATAAACAACTCATGTTTTTCGTCATACTTTGGAACGAGAGGATAAATGGCTGTATCATCCGTGATGGCATCGAAGCGCTCTTTAAATTCATCCTCTTTCCTCTCCGGGGCAAATTCGATGCCCCAGTCTTGGAGTTCCGCCTTATTCCACTCGTTTTCCATAACGTCCAAATCATTCTCACCAAAATTGACATTATCTTTAGTGGCATATTCCCTCAACTTCTTAACGGGGGTATCAGGTGCCAGAATTTTACAAGGCAGTTCTTTATAACCTAACTCCTTGCAAGCTCGCAAACGTAAATTACCACAAACAACAATATATCTGCCATCATTGTAGGGAAAAACTATAAGTTCTCGAAGCTCAAGCATCTCTGGCGAATCCTGAATGCTTTTCTTCATCGCTTCAAAGCGGTAATCACGAAAAAAACGTGGATTTTTCGGCAATCCCGTGAGCTGCCCCTTATTAAAATCAAGTAGGCAGACTTGAATAATCTCTGTCATAACTAACTATATTAAAATCAACAACACAAAATCAACAACACAAACAGTCAGTAACAACACCTAATCATTTTTTCTATCATCGAACTCTATCTTATCTTTGATAAGCTGTTCAATGTCCTCACAACCAAATCTTTTTAAATAGGCAACAAGGTAAATTATCATCTCGGCTGCCAATTCTTCATCTTCCGAATATTTAGGAAGATTATCACTCCTATATTTAGAAGCAATATCGAATTTTCTCCAAACGGCTTCAATTCTTATGCTAAACGCTTTTCTTGAGCTATGCTCATTCATCTTAAAGCGCTTCCTCATGATATTCAAGCATCTCTGGGCAAACCTATTCAATGTTATCATATCGATCGGGTTAAATTGTTAGACTATGAATAATCTCACACGATTCTATTAGGTTGGTCTCTGATGCGAAACCAATGAACATATTCTTTATCTATCAGCATACTAATTATTTATTTTGAGGGTCTGTTGTATCCAAATACTTCCTGTATTCCAATTCTGTTTTGGCAAGATTGATTACGGTATTAACCCCTTGGAAAATTTGTTTTGCTTGGCTCACTTTACTAGGATCTTCTTTCACATCCTTAATTTGTTGAAGAACCAAGTTCCTCAATTCTTGTAAAATGGTAGGGTTCACTGTAGACACCTTATTCAACCGTTCATTTGCCAACACGACAACAGTATTTGTTATTGGCCGGAAACGGTTCAACTTGGAAGCCAAATCAAACATACTAAACACTAACACTTTGCCATTATTCAAGTATATCTCAACTTCGGTACCATCATCACCGGTACCGTCACAGTAATTGAGAATTACTACTTCTTCATTCTGATAAAGGAACGGTTTATTAACCATTTCTTTCAATCTATCTATTGCTCCATCAATCATGATTCATTTTTTTTTGTTGCTTTATTAATCTGTCTACTCAAAGCTCCTTTTAGCTTGATGAGATACTGAACATCTTCCGGGTACCGGGCATACATTGAATTTTGGGTTTTCATTTGTTCAGAACGACTAATCATGTATAAGTTATCTATACAAATATTCTGCTTATTTCCATCTTTGAACTGAATATTGTACCCAGGAGGTATTTCACCATTATGCTCAATCCATACAAGCCGGTGTTTAAGTTCAAAGACATTCGGTTCAGCAGTTTTCACTTCGATGTAACCATCACGGGTTATACGTTCATATCCAACTTCTTTATGGTTCTTTGGGATACATCCCTTTTTGAAACGTGTAGCTTTCGTTTTTGCAATTTGAGCATCAGACATATATTCAGATTGCTTAAGTCCCTTATTCATTGGTTGATGCCCTTTGGGAAAGAAACTTTTAGAAGCACATTGGAATTTGAACTCTTTAGATTTAAAGAGTCGCAATTTGAACGCTATTCCATTTACGGCAGAATAAGTTGTACCTAATATCTGTGCTATTTCCTCATTAGTATGATTGGAATATAACTTTTTCAATTTATCAAGCCTCTCACTATTCCAAAACGAGATTCTCGGAGAGCGTCTAAGTTTTCGAATCAAGGCCTTTGTTTTAACAGCACTAAGTGTTTTATCAAGACGCCTAGCAAGTTCTTTTAAATCAGCAGTCGGGTACTCACTGTCAAGTAGAGCAAGTTGTTCGTCAGTCCACGTTTTCATAAGTGCATCAATAAAGAGAGGAAACCACTAGGCTTCCTCTGTGTTATCATTATTTAGCTCTTTCAGTCTTTCTTTGAGCTTCTTTTCTTTCTTATCATATGAATCCGCAAGTTTCTTAGAGAGCGCTTTGAAATCATCCGGATATTGTTCTGCAAAAAGAATTTTCTGACACTTTTGCAAATAGGAGTAGAAATTCACATTATTCGATGATAAGCATTCAGCAATAAAGGCTCTATACCATTGGTACCGGTCAGCTTGGTTGTTCTTGACATAATTTACAAAATCACTCCCACCATTCCATTTTTTCAAATTCAGTTTTTCAAGATAAGTACTGCTACAACCGCTAAGAACCATCACATCAAAAACAAGTTGTTCATTTTCAGAGAATTCTTTTGTTCTCTGATAATATGTTTTCTCTTGCGCCCACTTACGCATTTCTTCAGCAAACTTCTCTTTAACTATATCCTTCGCTCTTTTTAATTGGGCATTTATTTTTTCCCTTTCTATCTCTTTCAGATCAGCAACAGCGGCAGTACTAGAAACCAGTTCTTTCCTTGTGTAATAGAATCTTATATTAAATTCTGGATTATAATTACCAAAGAATGAGATACAGCGATAAACTTCACCTTCATCGAGCATTTTTAGTGTCCGTTCATCATCAGCACTATAATAACATAAGCACCTAAACACCTCTTCAGGATTAACAACTTCAAATCCAAGTTGCTTTACGGCTTCTAAAGCACTTTCATATTGTGCTTTTCTTTCATCACTCCAATAAGATTCTGCTTTTGCTACAATAACAGTTTTTCCGAATGAAAAAGGTTCACCGACTTTGACAAGATTCTCACTCTCAAGCAGAATCCTTCGGATTACATATGCTATCCGCTTTCTATAAAAACAGGTAGCATTGATACAGCGGGCATTCTTATTGTTCATCTCATAGAATAAACAACCATGATTGCAAGTATTAGATTCACATTGAGAGCACTGCTTAAATTCGCCATTTTCCCAATTGTCAGCGTCTTCTTTAATCCAATCCGCTTTATCTAGTTCTAAAAAGGAATTACTCACATAATCACGTATCATGGCTACCGTGCATTGCTCATCTTCTTCCTCATTGAACTCTTTTTGAGTTTCTTCGTCAAGTTTTGAAAGAATCATAGCACCGGATAATGGTATGTCTCCATTTCTTACACGTTCTTTCAGTTCTGGGATAAGACCGTTTAGCTTTATACGGTCAAAGACAAAACGAGTAGACTTTCCAAATTTAAGAGCAATATCTTCCAAAGTTCGTCCTTTTTCAGCCAACTGCGCAAAGGCAAAAGCTTCTTCGATGGGATCAACATCTTTTCTTTGAAGATTCTCGGTAATCATCGCTTCAAAAGCCTCATCGTCTGTCATTTCTCTGACAATGCAGGATATTGTCTGAAATTTCTCCGACTTTTTTCGATGGGCTTTGATTTTTGCAACATTCGCTTCATCTTCCTTTGCTTTCAAAAGTGACACAGCCCGAAAACGACGCTCACCGCAAACAATTTCATACGAACAGGGAATTGTCGTAACATCGCCAGTCTCTAAGTCAGTAACATCTTCGGATTTGGCTACCCTGACGGTGATAGGCTGCAATAAGCCCTGCTTTTCAATGTTGCTTGCAAGCTCTTCAAGAGCTGCTTTATCAAAAGTCTTTCTCGGATTCAAAGGAGAAGGACTGATAAGGTCAATTCTAATGTTTTGTACTTCCATAATTTAATTATATTGGTTTGACTTTTGATTCATTACATCAGTAAAGTTATCGTAAAATGACAAGTTATGCAAACAGAAACTTCGCCATTTTAACGCCATTTTTATTGAGGTTTATTACGTATTTGAATAAATCCTCTTCTTTCAGTTTCCCGAAGAAGTTCCATATCTTCTTCTCGTATTTCAGCAGGAGTTTCACCGTTCACACTTCGATAAGTTCCAATGCCGAAACGCTCTCTGATACGAACAATTTTATCCGGATCTTTAGTAACCCAGTAAATTACAACTTTCATAGTAGCTATATTCTACGGCTCTCACCACATAGAGGGAGAACATTAAACGTTTTAAAGCGATCCACTAATCTTGGCCCGAAACGTTTCTTAAATTCGGCTATGCCAAGATTCGATGTTATATGATACTTCTTGCCGTATTGTTGAAAAATCTCATACCGGGCATAAAGAAATTCATCAATAACCGAATCGAGGCTGGTACCATACGATTTTTGATTTTCCGTTTCCAGACCGATATCATTCAAGCAGATATTAAAGGGATTTGGTTTAAACCCTTTAGATTGATTCTCATTGTAAGTGTACAAGTCAATATGCCCGTGAATTTTATAATAATTCATCATTTGAGTAACAGACAAGTTTTCAAAAGCATTGGGGTTACAAGTGAGTTTCAAATAATCTGCAAAAATCTGCATCAACATTGTTTTCCCGGTACCTGGTTCACCAACGAGCAAAAGATTCTTATGAACTTTGTAATTCTCTTCCGGAAACACATTTTGAGCATACCGGCATCCGTTGAAGTAGTACAGAAGAAACTGAATTAGTTTAGAGTTGTTTTCATCAATATCAAATTTTCTAAACTCCCGTTCTGTATAATCTGTACCAAGGTTAGATATTAAATTCCAATGGCTGTAATACTCTTGCGTGTCAGTTAAGTCATATTCAGAAACGTCCTGAATACTTTCCTTGTGCCTTTGTATCAGATTCTCTATCTGTTGGAGCGTCAGCTTGCGCTTTCCGGCTTCCTTCTCCATCAAATTTTGAAGTTTGCTTGATAAATTCTTTTCCTCTTCCGTCATGGTCTAATTCATTTTTTCGATTTTCACGAATACGATCCAGTATCCAAAGGTTTGCTTTGGAATCCCACCGCTCTATTTTCACTCCATTGGCATTCTTCCACCCTATCGAGTCAAAGTGATTGAAGAATATTTCTGCTTGCTCTTGCCAATCATCTAACCGTTCCGGAGCATTTTGCTTGATGAAGTGTTGAATAACCTCATCAAGCGTAGGAGCAATAAATTCTTTTGCGACTCTTTTAGGTTTCTCCGGTTTAGAGGATGGGAAAAGCTCGCCAGAGCTACTTTCTTTCTTACCCCCTTTAGGGGGTTCTTTCTTTGTCTTTGTCTCTGTCTTATATTCTTCTTTAGGGGGTATGGGGGAACTTTCTTGAAAAGGTGTACCTAAAGGGTACCCTAAAGGTATCCCTAAAGGATGCCGTAAAGGTGGTATATTTTGCATACCTTTTTGTACACCTTTGATAGAATACGTTGATTTATTGCCTCTTCCATTGCCTTGTTTACATTCAATAAGACCTGCTTGAACTAATCTATTTCGGGCGGACTTGAATACTTTTACAGACACTCCCACGTCAGATGACACCTTTGTATCACTACGTGTCCAGTTATCCTCCCAGCCTAAACGATTCGCAATTTTTAGCAAGTAAAAATAAAGCCTCGTTTCACAGCAGGAAAATTGCCAGCTTTCGTCAAGTTCCCAAAACCTATTGATAAGTTCAATATAAGTCATATCAATTTATAATAATTCCGTAAGACATTGTTTATATAAGGCTGAGGATCAGCTTTCAGATAATAGCAAATGCTATTAATGAACTCAATCAACCCATGACAAACGACATATACACTACCATATTTCTCTACCAATGCCTGCCACTCTTTTTGCTCATCAGACTGCGTTCCAGCACGTTTACCTTTTACATGTGGAGTTTTCATCTCTATGCAAAGACTGCTCTTACCACCGCGAGGAAAAAGCAGAATCAAGTCAGCAACACCAGCGATGGCACCTTCATATTTGCGCATAGCACCGCTTTTCTTTGTTCTGACGCCGCCGTTTGGTATAGCAAAGAGTAAAGGGCCTACATTGGGAAACGTTTCTCTGAACCAAGTTACACAAATGTGTTGTATCTTAGTTTCAGAATATTTCACCTCCAATTTACGAATATCTTCTTCAGTCATTTTTCTGCTTGTTTTTTGAAATCGTAGCACATTCATTTAGAAGGTCAACGATTTGTTTACACCTGTTCCTGCAACCGACAAAGGATATTAAGGTTTCCCATTCAGGACCGAACAACATTTCTTTCTTGTATTCCTGAATATGAGTTTTCTGCCCATTTATAACTAATCTAAACAGCTTCATAATTTATCCCTAAACAAGTCCATTGCAAGATTCACCATATTCTCTTCTACTTGATCGTCCGTACCGGTAACACCGTTGGCAATGTTCTTCTTTGTTTGAATCACATCATACATATACTTGTCGATAGTATCCTTACCTAAGAAGTAATAGCAGTTAACGTTGTTCTTCTGACCGTTACGGTGCGCCCGATCTTCTGCCTGTTCGCAATCACTGAACGTCCATGGGAATTCAATAAATGCTACTCGACTGGCAGCCGTCAAAGTAAGCCCGGTACCGCCCGATTTGAAGTTCAGAATAATCAGTTTACAATCCGGATTATTTTGGAAAGAGTCAACGGCATATTGCTTTTGGTTGACATTATCGGAACCTGTTACAGTTACAGCTTTAGGAAATTCCTTTTTCAGTTCTGCTACAACTTCTTTCAAGTAACCGAAAAGTATCAGCTTCTCACCACCGTCGATAACATCATGGACAAATTCACAAACAGCCTTGATTTTACCTCTGGCGGATATCTGTTTTAAAAGCTGCATCTGCACCATGACGGCACCATTCATTGATTTCTGCACTTGTTCGTCCGAAGCATTCTTGTACTTCTTCAAGTATTTTACCATATCAGCCTCGGCAGCCTTATACTCTTTGGTGGTAGTGATATCAACTGTCAAGTATTGACGAGTCTTGTCCGGAAGTTGTGTAAGCACCTTTGACTTCTCACGACGAAAGAAGCAAGTATTCCATAGTCGCCAATTCAGCTCTTTAACGTTGGATGCCTGTTTGGGACCATCACAATATCTTTCAACATACCGGCTATAACCTCCAAAGTCCTCTAATCGACCTAATATTTTTAGCTGTTGTAGCAAGTCTGTATTATTGTTAACAACAGGAGTACCGGTCAATGCGAATATATAACGTTTACCTTTGCAGATACCTTCAACATATTTGCTCTGTTGAGTTTTACTTGATTTGCATTTATGAGATTCGTCAATGATAACAGACCTAAACAGAGAGACACGCTGATCGAAAGCAATACTTTTCATTGTAAGCTTGGATTCCTTATTTACAGCTTTTACAAAAAATTTATTAAGCGATTCATAATTAGTAATGAACACCTCACAAAGTGGGTTGCCATCAGACTTTTTACACTCATAAAATGATTGCCAGGACTGTCGGTTTCTGTCATCAAGGATAATCGAATTCATACCTGCGAACTTCTTAAACTCACGCTGCCAGTTTACTTTCAACGCAGCAGGGCAAATTACAAGTACTGGAAAAGACTCACCATAAATGGGCGCTTCCTTATGTGCTTTAACAACTGCACATATGGCTTGCAATGTTTTACCTAATCCGGGCTGGTCACCGAAAAAACAGCGTTTGTGCTCTATTGCATACTGTACTCCTTCAAGTTGATACTCGTAAGGTTGAAGTAACATATAGTGTTCACCGACAAAAGGTTTCATCGGAGGAATATCATAATTAATATCTTCAGTTACCTCACGTTCCTTGACAGTAGAACAATAACGCATCTGAACAGCCCATTGCGCAAAAGCTCTCACATACCAATTCGCATCACGTCCAATAGGATAACGCGTATCATTGATACTAACAAGCCACGCCCGGTCTGTTCCGTCATAGCGTGGCTTACTTGGTATCATCTTTATGACCTCGACCAACTTTGGGTGATACTCGAACTGAATCCGGTACAGATTGGGCGTCTTAGTCACATAAATTGGTTTCATGAAGCAGGTTCTAATACTAATTCATGATGTTCAACTGTTGAACATATCCCGTTATCTTCACCATCTTCATTCATTGCATCAGCAGCTTCATCAACCTTGTCAAACGGATCCTCACCATCTTTAAATTCAAATTCCCTTTGAATCTCCGAACATTTATTCTCTGTAACATAAAGCTCTGCTTCATACAAGAAATTATAAACCGCATCACGAAACTCCTCACAATGCACATACGATTCATTGTCCGGATCGAAACCGATACCAGGAGAACAAAGATTAAGGACTTTGCTCGTCATAAGGGTTCGCTTACCTGTCAACACACAAACCTCAAAAGAAGAATCACCACCAATGCTAACGCCGGTTACATTGAACTTTTTGAAGAACTCATCTTCAAGACATGACTCTGGACGTTCCCAATTAATGTACTGGGATTCTTTCTGTTCTGTAATATCGACAATGTAGGGTATGAGCTTGTTTAGCGAATCCTTCAAATCCGGATGAACAGGATTAATCCCCTTGAAAACAATATCGTTTCCTTCCTTGTCTGCATAGACCACTTCAAGACATCCCTTTTTGGTCAATTTTGCTTTTGAAATATTCAAATCCATTTTAATTAAACTTTGAGTTAATACTTACCTATGCAGGTATTCATTAATAAAATCTTTATAGTACTGGTCAACAGGCAATGGCAAATTGATTCCTAATTCGGTGGCAGCATCAGCCTGAACCTTATCCATGAAAGTTTTCATTTGGATCGTATTCAATTTAGAAGTACTTCCAACAACCGAAACAATATTTCCATTCATACATATTTGCCGTGGAAGAAACTTCCGGCAATAGTAATCATGTACATCCAACTTATCCGTGCCTGTCTCCCTCTCAATACAGGCAAACCACAGCCACATGAGCGCGTTCTGCGACAGGGTACGTGGTTCTACCTTTCTCTTGATGCTTACAGTGTAAGTTCCATTCTTGAGCGTGGAACAGAGGTAGTCAAACGACTTATCCATTGTGACTACCCCATTTTGTTTTGTTAGAATAGCTTCTGCCATATTTAGAATGGTAAATCATCAGGCGGTGATACCTGTTGATATGGCTGTTGCTGATATGCAGGCTGCTGTACTTGTTGTTGCTGTCTCTGTGTAGGCTGTTGCGTTGGTAACGGTGGTGGTACAGGAGCAGCCTGTTGTTGAACTTTCGGTGTAAGCATCTCGATACTATCAACAAAGACTTCAGTTATGTAACGTTTAACTCCTTTGCTATCGTCATAGTTACGAGTGCGTAACTTACCTTCTATATACAACTTATCTCCTTTATGGACGTACTTCTCAACTATTTCAGCAGTCTTATTCCAAAAAATAAGATTATGCCATTCTGTACGTTCCGGCACCTGGGTTCCATTTTGTAAGGTGTACGCCTTATCTGTTGTGGCAAAAGATAAAGAAGCTACTTTCGCTCCACCGTCCAATGTTCTCACATCCGGGTCTTTACCGGCACGCCCTATAAGAATTACTTTATTAACACTCATTTTCCTTCCTCCCTTATAGTTACACGAATACTATCCGCTTTAGTTGATGTTTTTAAATATTGAGAATATAGTTCCGGGTGATCTTCCTGAAACTTCTTTGCATCAAAACTCTTACCCGTTGAAGAGGGAGTATAGCTAACACGCAACCGACCGGCGTCCCATGATTTAACACCGTTCTCACGCATGGCACTTTTAAGCTGTTCCTTATAACCTTTCTGCACTTCAGCGATATAACTCGCCTGTTCCTCTATATCAATAATAGTATTTACTAATTGCATAGGAATAAGCTGCTTCTCATCGGCTGGAACAGGAGCATTAGGTAAGAACTGTTCACCTTTAATCTCACACTCCAGTAATCTCTTAACCTCTGCATCCGGCTTACGCTCAATCTCGACTAATTCCGACTTATTTCCACGTAACCAAATGCCAAACAGTTTATCAACTTTAATTAGTGGATTTTGAAGTTCAAACAAATAGGCATAGATTGATAGCTGCCAACTCAAATACTCACGGTCAAGGCTTGCAGTAGTCTTGATGTCGCCAAGACTGATTTTTTCGTCCTTTTCCCAAACACAATCAATATTCGATGCAAAATATTCATTGTCTGAAACAGTGTACTCATTGGCAAAAGCCTTATATCCGGCATTTACTCTTTCCCTGATATAATTAATAGCTTCAATACTCTCGGGTGGTAATCCTGTAACATCAGCAAACTGGCATTGTCCATGAATACGACTGCCTTTTTCAGCAGCTTTTTTCAATATGTATTCTGGAATATCCCTATACTTATTGGGAAATAGTTGCCGGCTTATCATTCCGGTAATACCTTTCAGTTGCTTTTCACCAAGAAAATATGTGTGATTCTCTTCTGAGAAAACCACACTCGATTTAACCAACTCTATCATGATGCAGGATAAATTTTGCCCATTTCCATACAAGCATTTACAAACTCTTTATCATTTTGCATAGCCGGATTAGCATACCATACTTTTTCAAGTTCAGCTCTGCTTTTGACAGCAAGCATGTCAGCAATAGCCTTTTTCAGTTGGGCACCAGTATAAACTGGATTCTTCATACTAGCCGGTGTTTTTGCAGGCTGTTGTGCGTCTTCTTTATCGTGAGTGTTAGTTGCATCACTGTCTTTTGTATCATCAATGCAAAATAGACCGTTAAGAGCATACTTTCTTGCATAAGAAGATGAGGCTCCGGTAATTTGGCTGCCATCCATTCCCTTCTTTGTTTCCTCTTCTCTCGCAAAAGCAGTCACTATTTCTTTTTCCCCTTTTTCGTTGGTTAAAGTGGCAGTTGCTTTTACATAAATTCTATTGCCTACTGGCACCATCTCATCACTGAGAGTTAACGAACACTTTGTTTCAGTCAGAATAGGTTTCACTGACTCAAGAATATCCTCACAACTACGGTATTTGTAACTACCGAACTTATTAAATTGCCCTTTCGGGGCTTTCAGCTTTTGCTGAATGGTTACTAATTCTTTCATAATTCTGAATTAATGGTTTGACTTTTAGTTTATTACATCAGTAAAGGTAATCGTTATTGACAAGTTTAGCAAACAGAAACTTCGCCTTTTTAACGCCATTTTCAGGTAGTAAAAACTGCCTGTACAATATCGTACAGGCAAAAAAATAAGAATAATCCAATGTACCTTATGGAACGGCTACGCTTGAAGGGTGTACGGCTCCCTGATTTATACATAATGTAAATGCTAGTGGACGGAACCGGAGTCGAACCGGTCTCACGGAATATTGGTGCACCTCACCGCAGTTTCAACCAACGATATACATATCCGCCCGATTAATTAAAAAGGTGCACTATCTTCACAGACCGTACACCCCAATCACAAACACAAAACAAAACTCATGAACTACTATAATTTAATAGGATCAAAAGGGTGAATGGCGTGGGGCTCGAACCCACATCACGCATATCTGCGTATGCTGCCAATTACACCAGCCATCCGTTTCAAGTGAACTATTCTCACGAACCATTCACCTAGAACACAAACACAAAATAAAACACGACATTAACTATTAATTAAATAGCACTCTCACGAGCTTCTTGCTTCCGGATAGCCGTTCAAAGCACACCGGAATAGTATAGAACAATTAAAACTCAAATAACAGGGGCTTTAACCCTACAGCGTCCTTTTCGCTGGCAACATTAGTTAAACATAAAAAGAAAAATTCTCTGTGAAGGAACCCGGACTCGAACCGGGATGATAGATTACCTATGTATGACTTTCTTCAATCTATCTGCATACTTGCGTTTACCAATTCCGCCATTCCTTCAGGTCGTAGCCAGACGCTTCCGGCTACATTGATTGTATATATAATGCAAATATATTTTCACCCTCACGGGTTACTTAACTCTGATTGAGTTGAGCCGGGAAACGGATTCGAACCGCTGACCTCATGTGGAAACATGCGCTCTAACCAACTGGGCTATCCCGGCAGATGCCCGGAGAACCGGGCTAATTGGCAAATACTAAAATTAAGCAATGTTGACCTTCACAGGCTATTTTTATTTTGTTTCTTATCTTCATAGATAAATCTAGTAACCAATAGTACAACGACTACGAAGAATATGATATATGACCAAGCGATATCACTTCTTGTAGCTTCGATTCCCCCACCTATATACATAGCTACCAATAAGGCAACCACTGTAAAAATGTTATGAACGATTTTCAATGTTTTCATTTCTTCCGTTTTTTACGTTTGACTTTCTTAGCGCATCGGCAATGAAGTAATACCTGAGCAGCATTACAGTGCCATTTACCATTTTGAGCATTTACAGGCTTATCACTTTCAATCTTACCCGCTTCTATAAGATTCATCAATTTCTTTTCCCCACCTACATAATATGCAGACTTATCTTTTCCGAATGTCTCTGTAGAAAACAGACGGAGAATATTATCTAGCAATATTTCAGCCATTTCACCTCTAATCATCTCAACAAACAAGGTAGTTACGCAATTCTAGTTACTATAAACTGCATATTTTTTACGTCTGACTTTGTTTTCCAAACCATTCCTTCAGCTTTTTCTTTATAAAGCCGAGCATTTAAAGTGTAAGTAACAGACGTTTTTTGAATGATAGGAAATACTTCTATTGCACCAACGTCCATGTTTCGCAAAACATTGATTATACTGCGTCTTTCTATTTCTTTTTCCATACTGATTAATTTTAAAATAAAAGCTCCCCCGAACCAATTCGATCGGCAGCATCACGCTTTATTCGGAGGATTTACTTAACTTTGGGGTGTAAAATCAAAAATTAAGTGAAGAAATTCATTCATTATCTCTCTTTTTATCTCGATTAAACCCGACTTTACAATCTGCATAATCCCCAAAAGCTTTCTGTATCATAGCAGGAAGCTTTTCGGCTACTATTTTAGCTGATTTTATCGGCATATTCTCTACATGCAATGAGAATGTGGCATCTTCCAAATTCTCATTCCTATCGTTTTTAATTGTTACTTGAATCATGTGATTATTAATTAGTTAATAATTTTCCCGTTCCAAGATTATTCGCTAATAAAAAAGGAACGGGGGATTTTCTTATTTTTGAAGTGTCAAATCAAAAAACAAGAAAAATATGAATAATGAAGAAAAAGTAGTTTCATACTACAAAGAAACTTTAGAGAAAAAAATCGAATGGACTTTCAGACTCCAAAGCACTCTGTTGACTGTTGCATCTGCTACTTTTGCTGTACTTGTTTCTTTAAGCAATCTTTCAACCAACAACGCTTGCAGTCGAATTTTACTATTGGTGGTAATATGTTCAAACGCACTATCCATCCTTTTTTCGTGTATAACCATATACGAGAATCGAGCAATGAGCAACGTGATGATACGCAACGCTCAAAAACGGGTAGAAGAATATATCCTCTATAGCTTATACAATTCCAAAATGACCGTAACGCCAGCCGTACCACGCAATAAAATCTTCGCAATTTGTGAGTCAATTTCCTACATTTCATTTCTATTCTTTATTATTAGTTTAACAGCCTATGCAATTTATAAGATATACACGCAGTTGTAACGTCAATTAAACACTGAAGTGATGAACGGATTCGAACCGCCGACCTCATGTAGAAACATGCGCTCTAACCAACTAAGCTACATCACCTTTATATACATAAAGCAAATACCTCGATTTGCCGACAAACGTCTAACTGATTTAGTTTTACAACGATACGGCTTGACCATTAACCACAGCATTATATCGTTGAGAAGCCCGCCTACGTCAGTAATCCCTTTCGGCATGTGTCAGCTTCCAAAACACCATTTTACCAATATGTCAAAGAACTCTTCTCTGTTGTTCCCAGTCTCCCTTCAAGGGCAGGCTCAAAGACCGGACTGGGTACCGGATAACCGGCGGTTTGGTTTGACTTTAGTGAGGGTTAGAGAATACTTTGGTTGTTCTTCAAAACTATGTCCATTAAGTTTCGTTGCGATTCAATAAATTTCTTCAAATCATCACATTGGGAAACTTTCTCTCTATAAAATCCACGTTCTGATTCTAAATCTCGTTTGAGTTTTTCATTCTCACCTCTCAAAGAGCTGATCAACGCGTCTCGTTCTTCAATCACAGCTTCATATTTGTCTCGCTGTATTTCTAGTTCGGTTCTTTTATCCATTGTTGTATAATTTGATTAATCTCCAACGTAATGTGCACCGTAATGAGTACTATTTGAGTTGTAGTAAGCAGAAGCGGGAATACTGAGGTTATTGTATCCCTCATGTCTTGTAGCTTTAGCCGCTTTGTTCATTACCTCGTTTCTTTCTGATAAGAATTTATCCGTTCTTGCTTTCATGGCTTCCTGTGAGAAATTTTCTTGAAGTTTAGCAAGTCTCCAAGTAGCTTTCAGAACCTCTCCAAAAGTTTTTCCCTGCTTCTTGCCTGAATACTTATAGGTTCTATGAGCATTTCTCATTATTTCGGATAAATCAAATCGTTTCATGTCTGTCACATTTATAGAGTTTCACATTTGTTTTATCAATCAATTTTTGTATGTTTGTATGATTGATTGATTTATGATGCAAATATATTGCTATTTGACGATATTGCAAATCGAAATAACATTTTTATATCGCCATATGACAATATTTAACTTTTTAAGCAAGCTTATGGATACGTTAATAGACCGAATTAAAATGATTATTGAAGCAAAAGGATATTCCCCAAGAGCCTTTGCGATAGCAATAGGATTCAATTATTCAACTCTGAATAATTATTTAACAGGAAGAAGAAGCACAATAGATTCAGAACTCATCGAGAAAGCACTCACGTCATTTGACGACATTTCCGCAGAGTGGTTATTACGAGGCAAAGGTGACATACTCATTCAAAAAGAAGAAACAGAACCAGGAATGGACAAATTGAAAAGTATTGTATATACCATAGCCAATCTACAAGATGAGATTAACGAAAAAACAGTGCTTACCCAACGGCTTTTGGAAGAAAACCAAAAATTAAAGGGTGAACTGGCTATGTTGAAAAATGAACGAAATGTAGGATAAACTTATATACGTATGAAAAAAAGATTTTTAATACTATCCTTCTTATTTGTGCTTATATTTAATTCATGCTCTGATGACAGTATTAATTTAGCAGGAACAACATGGACTTCTGCAAAAGACTGGTACGGAAAAACTCGATTGTCTTTTGAAGAAGGCACTCCTTATTTAAGATCTTTTTTTGCTATATCTTTTGACTTGAAATCTTTCACAATATATAATGTTGCAGATGATAATGAGGATTTAGAATATGAATGGAAAGAAACGGTATCAGGTAAATACTCTATAAACGACAATATTGTGAATCTAATAGTAGAAAAAGACAATTTAACAATTCCCTGCGAAATAGAAAAAGATATAATGTATTACAGTAATACTAGAATGAAACTATATAAACAATAGAATAAATATTTTTTCAAATATGCGCCCAATTAGAACTGTACCCCCAAAAGATGAAAGAGAATATCCTTTAGTTATAACAGCTGAAGAAAAGGATAAAGTATTAAATTATATTTTGGTTGTAGCAAACGGGAAAAGAACAGCTAAACTAAATTATAAAGATATACCAGACCTTAGGATCAGTAAAGAACAATATGAAATAGTTTTAGAGGAGTTCAAAAATAGGAGATTTATTGACTATAAAGGATATGGTATTGAATATCTTACGTTGAATTTTGAAATATTCAATTTTGCAGAAAAAGGGGGATTCACTGTTGAAAGAGACTTATATATATTAAGTTTTGATACATTTCAAATGCAGCTAGAACGATTAGAAAAGGAGTTAAGCCCTGATACAGCAGCGAAAGTTGATGATGTTGTCGGAAAAGCCAAAAATATAACTGAACTACTGATAGGGCTCTCTGCTCTAGCTGAAAAAATGAATCTCTAAGATTTATTATCAGGATCAGTTAATAGGAACTCCAATATAGAAGCTGCACGAAGCAGTCTTGAAGCATATAGAGTTGCATCTGCATCCGGGTTGTATTGATAACGCCTAGTCTGAAACTTTTTAAAAGTAACAAAGCCACTAGACATATCATTAGCAAGTGTTTTCAAGCTTGATATAGTTTCTTTTACATTTTGGTCATAAGACATTTTTATACGCATACGAGCGGAATCATCCACTTTTGCACAACACTGGGGATAAAAGGCTGTTGCATTATCTTCTTTAGAAGATTGTTTTTTACTTATCCTTCTTAGGACATTTTTTAATAACGATTTCATAAACGCACTATTTTAGTTTGACAATGCGCAAATATAATATTTAAAGTAATATAAAATATGAAATATAGAAATCTTGATAGTACATAAAACATCAAATGGTCGAATTATGGTCGAACCATAAAAAAAAGCAGGACTATATAATTGATATACAGAATATACAACTAGATTTCCAAAAATGTGTCTAGTTTAGTTTTTGTGTTAATAGCTCCCTCGTCGGCGGACGAACTAGGGAGCTATTTTTTTTATTTATTACAGGAATATAATTGCACAAAATATACATATTTTCCATAACTTTGCAGCGACAAAGGATCACACAAATGGAATATAGCGTAGAAGAACTAAAAAGTGCATTAATAGAGAAATGCGAGAGTGAAGGTATCCTGTATGCAACGGTTGCAATGGACCGTCGTACTAAAGAAATGATTCTTCCTGATACTTTACAAGGAGCTCTGAAACATCCGGAATTCTTCGTATGTACCTGCAAGAAAGTAAAAGACCAATATGTAGTGGAGGAGATTACTAAAGTGTAA